CCAATATGAACTTCACCTTTCCACATCTTTTCAAAACCAGACATTTCTTTTAAATGACCTTTGAATTGTTGTTTTACATGAACCAACTCATGTAGAACACAAGTAATAAAATCATCTCCTTTGAGTCTTTTATCTATCTCAATATGTGAACAGTTTTTATCAATTTCCATACACCAACCTTGAACTTTACCCTCTATTTTAGTAAGGTCAAATTCAATATTATAGTATTTAAATTTACTAAAATATTTATCACAGAACCACCAAGCAATATCTTCGATTAGAGCTCGTTGTTTTTTAGTTCCACCATTTACTAAAACAAAATGTCCAATATCTTCCATTATTTAATTCCAACAGCATCAACTTCGTCAAGATATGTATTATAACCATCTTCCCAAAGTTTCATAGCATCTTCATCATTCTTAAATCCATTCTCTGAAGCAAAGTCCATTGAAGAACTACCCATGATTATCTCATCAGCACCTTTTGTTCTTAGTGCATAAGCAATCATCTCTGGAGTCTTTCCCCATGCAACCAACTCGCCGGGATTTGAAAACATCTGAATCCCACCTTTATGGGCAGCAACAAATCTAATTGCATTTTCTTTTCCAGAAGTGTCATACATTCTAAATGTTTGGTGAATACTCAATTCTTCTCTCATTTTTTTGGAAACTCTTTTTGTCATATTTTTCTCTCTCTTTATTGTTTATACTAGTAGTATAACAAGAAAAGGGGGGTCTGTCAACCCCCCTTTAAATTCTCAATGATTTCAAGTACTTACAGTACACACATTTTCATCATAAATCCTCATTGAGAAAAGTGATTCGCATGGCAAGTTTTTTGATGAGAGAGAGAGAAGCCATGCGAATCAAACTCATTATTTCATACACCCTTTTGCTAATCCCTCTGTCGTGCAAGGGTCTTCAATATATCCTATAATCATTACACAAGCAAGGAAAAGTGAAACAAACATAAAACCTTTAATTGTCATTTTAAACTCCATTATCAAATACATTTACATCTGCATCAGAAATTATACCATTTTTTACATCATTAAAGATTTCAGTAAAATGTGCATAATTTTTCCAATACTTAGTTTTTGCACCAAGAGCATCCATGTAAACTGTATCTTTAACATTTTTCCAATCTACATCATTTATGTTCTTGTTCCAAACTTTTGGTTTTACCCACTCGTAAATGTGTCCGTAAACCAACAAATCAATTTCTTTTTTATTAATCATAATCTCTCCTATAAATACAACGGGCCAGTCCAACGAATATTGAACCCACCATCTAAAACATTACCTCTTGGAGCGTTTCTCGCAGGCGCATTAAAACCAGCAGCCTTTAGAACATCACCTCTTTTAAACTTTTTATCATCATCAGTATTAACAACGAAGGCCCAAACTTGACCCATTCGACCAGATGTATGGTCTGAAACTCTACCAATCTTGATATATTTCTTTCCAACAGTAACCATAAATTTTGCACGAAAATCTTCACTAGTTCTATATGTTGAACCCATACTCTTATAGTCGTATGCAGCAGCATCTAACATATTGTTGATACCATCATCAATACTAGTAAATTTCTTTTTAATCATTGTCATATTTTTTCTCTCTCTTTATTAACTATACTTATAATATATCAAAGAAAAAGGGGTTTGTCAAGTGTCATTTTAAGTCTTTGTTTTTATTGGGTTTTTTGAGGTATGATTTTTCTATATTTTCATCTTCTTGCGAATCAGGCGAATCACTTACTTTCCAAGTTTGTGGTCGCCTTCTCGGCAAGTTTACAATTCTTTGAATAGGTGTTATCCTATGCATCTGCAACTAAACCACTTGCAGAACGACTTGCTTGTGGATATACATCAGGCTCTGGAACTACAAAGTCTTCGTTCCAACCAAATGCTTCTCTTACAACATTAGAAGATAACCCTTTATAGATTTGATGTAGTTTCTTATCTTTTGCATTGACAAGAAGTTTTGCTTCACTTTCATGCAAACCCTCTAACATCTGAAAAAACATATTTTCTTTTTGAGATTGTCTAGTTACATTATCTGCACCCTTAATAAATCTCCAAAGTTTTTTTGTCTCTTGAACCAATAAAGTATGTTCTGTACCAGCAGGACTTTCATTAGGTGTATAAGGAACTTCTCCAGCAGGAAATACCCATTCAATCTTAGGGTCAAATGCAGCTTTCAAAAACATCTTTAATGAATCTGTTTTGTGCTTTCTAAGTAATTCTACTTTTTGAGTTTTAGTTTTTGCTTTATGTACCATATCCAGTATTTCTGAAAATAATGGTGTGTAAGTTTCTTCCATTTAAAATTCTCCAATTTCATTAGTAAGATTTTTCAATCTTGATTGTATAAAATAATTTAACAATTTACTTCTATCACCACAAGGCGCCTCACAAAAATCAACCATTATTTCTTTTTCAAGTTCCTCTGGAACATTGTCCAAGTTGATAAGTTTAGCATTTCTTTGGTAATTTCTTTTGACTTCATCAGGCAAATCATCAATATGCATATCCAACCAATTTTCAATCTTTTTTCTTCCTAAAGGTCTTTGTCTAATACCATCTACGAAAGTATTATCTGGCGATAGAACATTAGGCACTCCATCACTAGTGTCGCCTTTAAGTATGTGTTCTTTTATATAGGTAGTTGGATTATGTCCATTTACCATCTTTTTGAGTATTGGTGAATACTGTTTTACATTATGATATTTTTGTAATTGAATAAAATCTTTATCTCCAGATACAATCATAATCTTTTCATCTTGAAAGTTTTTACATAAAGTTGCAATAATATCATCAGCCTCTGCACCATAAACTTCCAAGTATTTGTATGGTAAATTTTCTTTAAATTCTGCCTTTATTTTATTAAGGACACCAAAGATTGCATCCCAATCTTTATTATCTTTTTCTCTACCTTTCTTACGACCAGCTTTGTAGTTAGGAAAGTAGTCTCGCCTCCAATAATGTTTAGAGTCATAAGTTAACACAACTTCTCCAAACTCTTTATGGAAATCGCTTCTATGTAAACGAATAGAATTAAGTATCATATGTCTTACCATACCCTCATCTACTTCATTACTTTTTCTTAAATTTAAATCCATCATTAGACTTGCTAATGAGATTTGATTCATATCAATAATAATCATTTTATATCTTTATAATAAGCGTTGAAACTCATACTCCTACGTTCTCCGTCAACATAAAATGGGTATACTGAATGTTTTAACCATGACGGAAATAGTAACATCTTACCCACACTTGGTTTAAACTTTAGATTATCACTTCTAAAGTCTGACTTTTCACCATACATAAACTCTATCAATCCAGTTGATGGATAGTGGTCTTGAAATTCTTTATCATAAGCTTCGTTCATACCCTCTGGAATTTTAAGATATATCACACCAGAGATATCTCCACCATGAGTATGCCATGGATTATATTCACCTTTATACTGACTTACAATCCAACTCTGTGCTAGAAATATATCATCTAAAGTAGAGGTTCTATTTCCATGTATTTTTCTCCACCCATAATCACGATTCTTTTCATGCATTTGTTCCATATATTTTAAACAAGCACCCTTGAGTACAGACTTTAAATAGTTACCATCTTCTTTACTAGCCATAGGTATCTTAACTTCTTTTGATACCTTACCAACTAAGTTATCTGAAAAATCCCATTGTTTAGAAAGTTTGTCATCTCCTAATACTGCATCTCCAACAAGATTTACCATGTCAACAAATTTATCCGGCACTTGAAATTCTAGAATAGTAGGACTAAAATTTTCATGTACTATAGGTTCAATCATTTTTGGGCTCCTTGTTAATATCTTCCATCTTCTTGGTCATCTCTTTTAACAACTCATGGTCAAATGTTGCATAAGTGTCCTCTACAGATTCAACTTTTGTAGACATCATAGTTTGTATAAGAGTTTGCATTGGATGAGCATAACCCAAATGTCTATACATCATTGACTTTATAACTTCGTTCATAAATCCAATCTCTTGGACAAACATATCAGTTTTAATATCTACACCATTTTCTGCAAGATTATGAATCATAGGAATCATTACAGACTCAGCGACATCATCACAAAACATCATGTCTTGAGATAACTTTTGAGTCTGTGCCATGCTTACACTTTTAACTCTTTTCCAAGGCCCTTTGATAATATTATCTGTTAACCCTTTGGAACTATCGTCTGCCATTTAATCCTCTTTTCTTGAAATGCACCATATCTATCATCACAGTAATCACCATGTCTTAGGTAGT